GTATCGGCCGAGGATATCGAGGCCGAGCGCGCCGAGGGCATGAGCGAAGCGCTCATACAGCAGGAATATTATTGCAATCCGGTCGCCGCCGCCGAGGGTTCGATTTACGGCAAAGAGTTGGAAAAGCTACAGGCCGCCGGCCGCGCAACCGCCATCGCGCACGACTCGAGCAAACCCGTTTTGGCTTCCTGGTCGCTCAATCACGACAACGAATACACCGTAATTTTTTGGCAGCGTGTAGGCAACGAGTCGCGCGTGATTGGTTCCAAGTCGTTCCCGTTTACCGCGCTATCCGATGCGTTCGATTACGTCGCGCAGAATTACCCGTGGCGCTACATCGCACGCCATGTTGTGCCGGCCGATACGCCAGGCGAGGCCATAGCGTTTTTCGAGGATCGCGGTCTATTCGTTGAAAACGCGCCGGAAACCGAAGTATTGACCAAGGCGACGCGCGAACACCTGGCAACAACCTGGATCGATACCGCCGAACGGCCTTGGGATATTGGCGAGGAAAATAACGCGATCCTGATTGACGCGCTCAACGGTTATCGATTTGCGAAAAGCACCAGCCGCGATGAATACACCGGCCGGCCGGCGAATTCCTGGGAAAAACATTATGCAACAGCCTTCGAGGCGTTCGCCGCCTGGGCGGGATCATCGGCCGAGACTGTTACCGGATGGCATCCCGCACCGAGTACGGCGCTGCGCGATAGGGCGGTAATTTGATGGCACAAGAAAACCGAGAATTGCAAACCAAGTTGCGCGCCGCGTTAATGTCTTGCGCCGGTTGGGAATCCGACCAGGTAGCAACCGACCGCAAGCGCGCATTGGATTATTATTTCCAGCGACCGCGCGGCGACGAGGTACGCGGCCGCTCGAATATCGTAAGCGGCGATGTATCGGCAATGGTAGAAGCCAACCTGGCGCAGATGATGGAATCGTTTTCCGCTTCCGACATTGCGTTTTTTGACGCGACAGGGCCAGAGGACGACGACCAGGCGGAACTCGAGAGCGCCGTAGTTTCGCAACTTTTGATGAAAGCAAACAACGGTCATATGACGCTAGGCGCAGCGATCAAGGACGCGCTGCTAGTGCGCAATGGTTTCGTAAAAGTCTGGACGGACGTAACCAGGCACGCCGAAGTGATCGACCTGGAAAACGCGACCGCCGAGGCAATCGCCGGCATCGCGGAGCAAGGCGCGGTCGAATCGCTCGACGTAATCAAATTTGATGCCGAGAAAAAAACCGCACGAATCCGCGTGACAACCACGCTCAAGAAACTAAAAAACCAACCGTTACCGCCAGAGAATTTTTTATATCTGAAAAATTGGCACAGTACCGACTTGCAATCGATACCGTTTTGCGCGGAGCGTCACGTAGAGGCGCGCTCGGAATTATTGCGGCGCGGATTCCCGCGCAAAAAAGTGATGCAGCTACGCGCGCACACAAACGATTTTAAAATCGATTCATACTCGCGCGACGTTCGCAGCACCAGCGCCGATATCAACGCCGTGGATCGCTCGCAGGAACTTATCGAATGGTTCGAGTGTTTCGTATTGGTTGACGGTGGCGACGGGATCAGCGAGCGCCGGCGCATTGCATTGGCCGGCGCAAATCAAAATTCGATTCTCGAGGATGTGCCGGTATCGATTGTTCCCTACGCGACCGGCTCGGCCTTTATCAATCCGCACCGGCTCACCGGGATTTCACTGTTTGACAAGCTACGTCAAACCCAGGATATCAATACTGGCCTATCGCGCGCGTTGATGGATAACGTCAACACGGTCATAAAAAACCGCGTCGCGTATCTTGATGGCAAGGTGAACACCGACGACCTGGCAGACGGTCGGCCCAATGGCGAAATTCGCGTGCGCGCGAGCGTGGGCGATGTCAACCGCGCGATAACAAGTTTTCAGCAGCCGGATATATCCGCCGGCATCTTGCAGAACTTGAGCTATCAACGCCAGGTACGCACCGAACTCGGCGGCGCTTCGCTCGAGCTAGCTAGCGGTCAAATGCAGATGGCCGGCGGCCGCATCGGTTCCGAGGGCGTAGATAGAGCCTTCAGCGTAATGGAACAACTCGCCGCGCACATGACCAAAAACCTAGCGCAAAGCATGATCCGCGATGTTTTCCTGCTCGCGCACGCGACCTTGCGAGAAAGTTTCGACGCGCCTTTCGATATCAAAATCAATGGCCGTTGGGAACGCGCCGAGCCGGCCGCCTGGAAGCCGCGCGAAAGCGTGACGATAAAAGTCGGTATGTCGCCAGGCGAGCGCGCGCGCAAGCTTGCCGCGCAAGGTAAGATAATCGACACGCAGCTAGCGCTCAATGACAAGGGCATGGATGGCGTGCTGGTCGATATCGAGGTATTTTACAAGGCGCTCACCGATTGGGGCCGCCTGGCGGAAATTCCAAACCCGGAACAATATTTCATCGATCCGCAAACCGACGCGAGCAAACAGGCGATGCAGCAAAAGCAGCAAGCGCAGCAGCAAGCTACCGAAGCGAATCGCGCGTTGATGAAACACGCGGTTGGCCTCGAGCAGTTGCGAACGGCGTTTGAAAAATACAAAGCCGACCAGGAAACCGAGTTTAAATATTGGAAGGGAACGCTCGACGCTGAAATAGCCGAGGCGAAAATTGTTGGCGGAGTAACGGCCGACCTTTTGAAAGCAAAGCAAACGAAAAAAAATGGGAGTGGGAAAATTGAAACTGACGATTGATGAATTGCGAAACATGATTGCATTTGGCAACCGCGCGCAGATGAACGGGGCCGAGGCGGACACCTGGGTAGCGCTGAAAGCCAAGTTGATGGCCGAGGGCCAGCGCCTCGAGGCCGAGCGAAAAGAATTGCCCGATGATTTTAATGTGGAGCCGATAAACCGCGATAAATCGAAATAATGGATATTGACCAGGCGCGGCGATTAGCGCGCGGGTTGAAAGGTAATGCCCTGCTAACCGAACTACTCGAGGCGAGAGCCGACGAAATTCGGCAAGCTTGGGAATCCGAGGATACAGCCGCCGGCCGCGAGGTTTGTTGGCTGCAACTCAAAGCAACGCAAGATTTGAGGGATTATCTCAATGCAAGAATCACCGACCTTGCCAGGCGAGAGCCAGGCGAAAAGTGACAACCAGCCTGGCGAGAGCCAGCAACCAAAGCAATCGCAACTCGACCAAGTTGCGGCCTTGTTACGTGGCGACGATCCGGCCGACAACGCCGGCGAGTCGCAAGAATCGGAAAAGCCAGGCGAGAGCCAAAAAAGTGCAACGCCGAAAACGATCAACGAATTGGCCGAGCGCCTGGGCGTTGATATCAAAGACCTGTATGCGGTCGAATTTAAAATGGGCGAAACCGGCGAGAGCCGCACGCTCGGCCAGTTAAAGGATTTAGCCGCATCGCAGGATCAATTCGCCGTAGATCAATTGACATTTGAGGAAACAAAAACAAAGAGGGAAGCGGAGTTTTTACGCGCGCAGGCAGAACTACAGGAACTAATCGCAATGCTACCAAAGAACGCGATAAAGCCGGAATTGCTGCAAGCGATTGCGAAAAAACGCGCGACGATTCTCGAGAGGGAACAAGGGCTGACACTGACAGCGATTCCAGAGTGGAGCGACCAGGATAAAGAAACAACCGACCGCAACGCCATGCGAGAGCATTTGGCCGCATACGGTTATCCGGCGAACTACCTGGATGCGGTAAGCGATCACCGCACGCTGAAGTACATTCGGGACAATATGCAACGGCAACAGCGGATCGAGCGCGCATTGGCGCAAGTGAAGCAAGTCAACAAGCCTGGACACAACCCGAGCCACAAACCGTCGCAACCGTCAACGCCGCCGAAGTCAGGCCGCAACCCTCGGACTATTGCTACTCAAGTGCAAAAGATTTCGGAACTTTTAAGAACCGGCTAACTTTTTCGAGGATTTTTTATTATGGCTGCACCAGCAGATTATTGGGATTCGGTTGACCTTAAGGCGCTCGCCGCCGGCGGTTTGATTCGAGAGGATGTGATGGACAAGATTTGGGATATATCCCGAATCCCGTTGCCCTTTACGGAATTGGTAGGCGAGGATACCGCCGACCAGGCATACACGGAATGGACGCGCGACGCGCAGGCGGCAGTTAATGCAGCCAATGCGGTGGTATCCGGCGCGGACGCGGCAACCAACAACGCGGCCGGCGGCTCGCGCGTTGGCAACCATTGTCAGAACAGCGTCAAGCTTGTTGAAGTCACGGAGCGCTCGCAGTCTAGCGGCATTATCGGCAGGGCCGACGAATTGGCCTATCAGTTGATGATGCGCCAGCAAGATTTGAAGCGTGACGTTGAAGCAATGGCGCTGCTCAACAATGCGAGCGTGGCCGACGATAACAACACCACAGCAGGCGAGGCCGGCGGGTTTGATTCGTGGATCGAAACAAACATTGACGCGGCCGAGGCCGGCGCGGCGGTTGGCGGGTTCAATACGTCAACCAAGGTAGTTGATGCGCACACCAATGCGACAACGGCGGTAGCCGGCACAGAGGCGCGCTTGTCGGCGCTTGTCGAATTGGCCTATGGCAACAACGCGAATCCAACCGTGTTGATGTCAACGCCGGCGGTAATCAAGCGCCTGGCAACGCGCCTGCTCGCATCGTCCAGGATTGCAACGCCAACCGCAAACGTCGCCGGCTCCGGCGGCAAGGTCGAGCAGACAGCGCAAGGGTTTGTAAACGTCATGGTCACGGATTTCGGCTTTACCATGGAATTGGTGCCGAACCGTTTGCAGCAGGATTACAACAGCGACACAGCGGCGAGCCTGTTTGGCATCGATCCGCAAAAAGTGGCGTTGGCGTATCTCAAGCGCTACCAGACCAAGCCGCTCGCCAAACTCGGTCTATCGGAGCGCGCGCAAATCTCGGTTGACTGGACAGTCAAAGTCTACGAGGAAAAAGCGCACTTCAATTACCGCGATATCGACCAAGACGCGGCCTGGACTGCGTAATGTCCGACCAGGCGTTTCAAATGTCGCAAGACCAGTATGCGAGTAACATACTGGTCATTGAGCGCCTTACCAAAGTGGAGCAACAGGTCGATCAATTGACCGGCCTGTTGCTCCCATTGGTTCAGGATGTGCACGCGATCCGCATTAGCATAAAGGGCCGCGCCAGTTTTTTTGCCGGCATCGCGGCGACAGTTTCAACCATCTGGATCGGCGTTTTCGCCGTTCTCCAATTGACGGGCAGGCTATGAGAAAGGACAGCGCATACCGGCGTTTTGGGATGCCAAAGTTTGTGACCAATACCGGCAACCAGGATCGCGCCAAACACCTGGAAGCGGTGCGCAGAATCCGCGAGGGCATCGATCCAAAGGCGCGCGGCCTGGGCGGGTTTTCCGGCACAGAACTGTCAATACCGGAACTAGATTATGCGATCCTGCAAGCGCTATACCCAGAGTTAAACTCGAGGGATGCAACCGAGCGCACGAAAGCGTGGAAAAAGTTTGCCGCGTCGCCGGAATCCGAGCCGTACCGGCTCTATCGAATTAAGCGGGGGCCGCAATGTCGCTCACTTACAGTACGCTAAAAACGCAGATACTAGGCGACGCGCACCGACCAGGATTGGGCGACAGCAAAGCCGCCGATTTTGTGCGCCGCGCCGAGGGCATGATTGCCAGGCAATTACGCGCCGCCGAAATGATTACCCGCGTTGACATTACCGACTCGGATCGCGTTACCGCCGACGAGGGCATTTATACGCTTCCGACCGATTTCCTCGAGGTCAGATCGATACACTTATCCGACGATAACAAACTCGAGCCGGTATCGCTGGCCGAGTTGCGGCGAGTATCCGGCTCGGCAGCGGTGCGGCATTTTTCGATATTGTCGCCAACCGAGATTGAATTCCGAGGCGTACCGAGCGACACGCAAACGATGGAACTGATTTATTTCGCCAGGCCGGCGGCGCTATCGGCCAGCGACGATAGCAACCAAATTTTAATAAATCACGAAGCGATTTATTTGCACGCGGGACTGGCGGCGCTGTACGAATACACGCAGGATCGAGAATTAATGCAGGATCAATTGGACGCGCTCGGCCTGGCCGTTGAAACGCTCAACGAGCAAGCCGGCCGCATGATCGGCGGCGCGAATACATTTGGCGCTTACAACCTGTCAAGCTATGGGGGTTACTGAAAATGCCGCTTGAGACTGGTACATACATCAGCGACCTTAACGCATCGAATCCGGTTGGCGCGAGCGATCCAAAGAGCGCCGGCGACGACCATATCAGACTTGTCAAGTCAACGATTCTGGCAACCTTCCCATCCGTGACCGGCGCGATCACGCTAACGCATACGCAAATCAACGATGCGGCGATAAAAAGCGAGGCGAATACATTTTTGGCATCGGTCACTGTCAGTAACGCCAATGCGATTCTGCGAATTATTGAGAGCGACGCGAGCGCCGACAACGGTTATTGGTACGGGTTCCAGGCATCTAGCGAGGCGCTTTATATTGGCCGCACGTTGTCGGACGACCAATTGACCGCCAACAATCCGATAATTATAAACCGTACCGGCATTACCATTGATTCGATAGCGTTGGCCGGAACCGCAATCACGCTGGTCGGCACAATGACACTGACCGGCGCGACCAATATTGTCGGCGCGCTAACCGCGACAAGCTTTGGCGGGATTACATCGGCCAACCTGGTTGATAAGTCGGCCAGCGAAACGATCAGCGGCGCTACCTGGGATTTCCAGGCAATCACGGCGGTATCGTTCGGCGGCATTGCATCGGCCAACCTGGTTGACAAGTCGGCCAGCGAAACGATCAGCGGCGCGACCTGGGATTTCCAGGCGATCACGGCGGTATCATTCGGCGGCATCGCATCGACCAATTTGCTCGACGAAACCGCAGCAATAGATACCACGGTATCGAACACCAGTGCCGCGCAGCCAGGTTACAAGGGAACGCCACAGCGCGTAATCGGCAGCAGCGATTCGCTAGTGCTAACCGACTGTGGAAAGCAGATATACCTAAACGCCGGCAGCGCGCAAACGCTCACGATTCCGGCCAACGCTTCGGTCGCGTTTCCTATTGGCACAATAATTCCGGTAATCAACGACTCTGGAAACGATTGGTCAATCGCCATTACAACGGACACGCTCGAGGAATTAGCAACGGGCAATACAGGCACGCGCACACTCGCAGACAACAACAAAGCGATCCTCGAAAAAGTTACCGCGACGCTTTGGAAATATTCGGCCAGCGTATAATGAGCGGAGCCGTTGCATCAGTCGCGTTTAGGAATCCGGTAAGCTTTAACGGTCTATCCGCTTCTCACGCATCCAGTACCGTTTGCACATCGGGGTTCCGATTCAACGCAGATGGCACAATCGACGAAAGAAAAAACGCATCCTATAGCTACGTGGGCGACTGGCACAAAAACCCGTCGGCCAATGTCGGCGCGGGGTTTTATGTTCGCGCACTGTCAACGGGCAAGGTCGGAACATGGTCTGCGGCGGCCGCCTCGGACGATGTAGATATCGATATATCGACCGCCCGACTTTGGACGGTAGTAGAGGCCGATATAGGCTTTTCGGATTTTGCGCAGGCAACGTTTGAAATTAGACGCATTACAGGGTCAACGGTTTTGGACTCGGCCGTTATGAGCGCCGACGCGGAGCGGTTCTAATTGTCCTATCCAAAACGCATTATGCGGTTAAAACCTCGGCGCGGCGTTGCAAGCGATTTGCCGGCCTGGGCAATCGGGCCGGATTTTTTCACGCAGGCCGATAATATTGTGTTCCGCCTGGGCGTTGCCGAGCGCGCACCGTCGAGCCAATTGGTTTACGATCCGCCGAGCGTCGCGCCGTATCACTTGTTGAATTGCCAAATTGATGGCACGAATTACTGGATATACCAAGGCGCGACTGCGAGCTATGCAGTAACGGGCAGCACGCATACTGACATCACGCACGCCAGCACGATTCAATCGCAAACAGATATCAGCAAGCTATCGCTCGGCCTGCTAAATGGCATCCCGTTTTTTAATAATGCGCTCGACGAGCCTATGTATTGGGATGGCAACGTTGCCAACAATTTCGTCGATTTGCCGGACTGGATCAGCACCGAGAGTTGCGCCTTTATGGTCGCGCACCGCTACCATTTGTTTGCGTTCGGCATCGATGGCCCGGCCGGCGCTTTTCCAAATCAGGTTAAATGGTCGAGTGCGGCCGAGCCTGGTAATGTGCCGGCGAGTTGGACAGCGAGCGCGAGCAACGAGGCCGGCGACAATATACTGGCTGATACGCCTGGCGTGTTAGTGTCGGCCGCAAACTTGCGGAATCTGCTAATGATTTACAAGGGCGGCTCGACGCACGCGGCGGAGTATGTCGGCGGCCAGGAAATTTATGCGTTTCGCACACTGTTTACGCAGGCCGGCGCACTGGCGCGGCACAGCGTCGCAGATATTGGCGGCCGGCATTTGATTGTCACGGATGGCGATATCGTTGTGACCGATGGCGTCAACGTGCAATCAGTCGCGCAGAATCGCCGTAAGCGCTTTCTGTTCAATCAACTTGACCAGGATAACTACCAAAAATTATTTATTGCATTGAATCGGGCGAAGGGCGAGGCGTGGATATGTTTCCCGGAAGCCGGTAATTCATTGTGCACGCGCGCAATGGTTTATGACATTGCGAACGATGCCTGGGGGGATCGAGAGTTGCCAGGCATTGCGCACGCAGCGCAGGGCATCATTAATGACAGCGCGGCCGACGAAACTTGGGATGCTGACAGCCAGGCTTGGGATGCGGATTTGACGCTGTGGAATCAGCAAAGCTTTTCCGCAGTCGAGGCGGCGCTAGTGATGGCCGAGCCGACAACGCCGGCGCTGTATGAGGTCGGCAGCGGTAGCGAATCAATGACATCGACGCTTGCTAAGTATTCAATGGATTTTGGCTCGCCGGAGCGATTCAAGTTTGTGCGCCGCGTGCATTTGCGCCTCGAGGGCGATACGTCAATCGACTTTATGCTTAGAGTCGGCACCCAGGATACAACCGAGGATTCTATTACCTGGGGCGCAGCGCAGACCATTAACAGCGAT